AGAAGCAGGTGTCTATGTCATTCAGCCCTACACTGTTCCAGCCGTATCTTTTTGCATCGCACACCATAGAGATTAAGAACCTCGGGAGACCGGACGGAAAATATCTCGTCGATAAGGTTTCGGTGTCTATGTCAGGTTCCGGAATATCCGAGTCGGTGACTCTGCATAAGTGCCTTCCAAAGTTCGATGCTATGGGAATGGTCAAGGCAACTGAGGAAGTAAAGACCAGTGGTTAAGGAGGGACAGAATGAAATACATAAGAACAGGATATGTGAGTTCTGTTGATCCAGCTAAAGGAACCATAAGAGTAGCATACACAGACAGTGCAGACGGTGATTCAGGGGAAATGCCTTATTTCAGTTTCGGAGGCATTTACAAGATGCCAAAGAAAGATCAGATGGTTCTATGCCTTCACATGGAGGACGGCTCTAGTTCCGGCATAGTTCTTGGATGTTTCTGGAATGGAAACAATGTACCACCTGTGAATGGCGATAATGCTTTTTGGATGGACCTTGCAGCAGGGGCTTTTCTTAAGGCTATGAGCGGAGCAATCACTCTAAAAGGCTCATCCATTACTCTTAGTGCAGGTTCGAGCATAACGGTGGACGAGATCATAAGTAAATTGAACGACCTCGACCAACGAGTAACAGGACTGGGAGGTTGATATGGCGGCAGTAGGAAGATTTGGAAGTCTTAAGTTCTCAGTCAGTGACAGCAAGGTCCTGACTTTCGAGAATCTAAAGATCACAAGAGGGATGAAAACTACGGAACATGATGTGCCTTTCTACAAAGGCCGTCTTGAGGTAACAGGTGAGAACCTGGATTCATGTACGCTTGATATAACTCTTCGCGCTGATCTAGGCATTAATCCAAAGAAACAGGCGGAGAAGATAAGACAAATGATGCACCAGAAGATGGCACATTATCTCGTCATAGGCGGTCAGAAGATCATGGACAGGCGATGCATCATCACCGACATGAGCGAAGACTGGAAATATGTTTACAGGGCAGGAAAGGTCTACGAGATAAAGGTTAGTTTGACTTTTAAGGAATATAACTGATGAACGAAGAGAGTAAATACATCATCCGGTTTGAGGAAGATGAGACGATAAACGGCGAACTGATGAGACAGGCGGAGGTTTTGATATCCACGAGAAAAGGAAGCATCCCTATGGATAGGAACTTCGGTATAGATCAGGATATCTTATCGGAACCTGTGAGCGAGATAACGACTGATCTCATGTCAGAACTGCTTGATCAGTTCGAGACTTACATTCCGGCGCTTAGAGTAGTGAACGTTAAGGTAAGCGATGTGTCAGATCAGGGCATGATAAAGCCGGTGATCACATTGGAAAGGAATACAAGCTATGGCGGATGATTTAAAAAAATTGATGGATTATCCTGATATCTCCTTTATAGGCGGATATACAGCCGATTCATGGGAGACTATGGTAATGAGCTGGTATCAGGAGAAGTACACGGAGCTGACGGGCGACGACAATCAGCTTCCGACAGCGGACTGGAGAAGACTAATACTTCAGGGTATAGCATATTACACCTTCCTTGGCATGAAACAGATTGAATTTAACGGCAAGATGAACATGCTTAAATATGCGGTGGGCGATTACCTGGAGGGCCTTGGAGCCATGAAACATGTATCGCGGCAGGAAGCAGCAGGAGCGGTAACAACACTCCGATATTCAATGACGAGCGCAAGAGCATCCGCGACAAGCATTCCGGCAGGGTCACGAGTTACGGCAGGCGACGGAGTTTATTTTGCAACAGACGAATATGCAGAGATTGCAGCAGGAGATACTTATGTTGATGTGAGTGCGACCTGTTTAACGCCGGGGCGCGATGGCAACGTCTATGCAGTTGGTGAGCTGAATACCATGGTTGATATCGTTACTTACATTGATTCTGTAGCGAACACCACGGTACCGGCGAATGGAAGAGATGTGGAGTCGGACGATGATCTCCGAGAGAGAATCTATCTGGCACCGGATAGCTTCACGACAGGTGGAACAGAAGGTGCTTACGAATACATGGTGAGACTTTTTGACCCGACAATACAGGATATCAAGATCACAAGCCCGAGTCCGAGAGTGGTGCATATCATTGCACTTCTTGCAGGTGGTGAGATTCCGGGAGAACAGTATCTTGAAGACCTTGAGGACTTTATCAGTGATGCATCAAAGAAAATGCTCACAGACCTTATTGAAGTGGCTGCGCCAACAACGAGCCAGTACAACATCACTGTGACATACTACATCAATTATTCGGATAAGAATAAGGCTACTGCGATTCAGCACGAGGTCAATGCAGCGGTTTCTGACTATACATTATGGCAGAGGAATAGGATCGGCAGAGACATTAACCCTGATGAACTGATAACCAGGATAAAGAATGCAGGCGCAAAGCGTGCAGTTATCACGTGTCCGACTTATACGGTCCTTGATGATTCGACAGTTGCTATACCGGGTACGATAAATATCACCTACGGAGGACTGGAAGATGATTGATTTAAAGGATGGAGAGCTCATAGAACTTTTGCCGGAACCTCTGAGGAGCGACACGGACGTGATTTGCATATCCTATGCGCTTAAGATGGCGATGGCCAAGGCACTGGAATACTCCATCGCAACAAGAATGTATGCAGATATCGACAATCTGCCTGAAGACATTCTTGATTATATGGCAGTAGAAATGAGACTTGCGTACTACGACGAGTCTTTTTCAGTAGAGACAAAACGTGAGCTTATCAAGAACTCATATATCAGTTATATGGAGGCGGGAACAAGTTCAGCCGTTCAGGGACTTATCACGACTGTATTCGGTTACGGCGAAGTCGTAGAATGGTTCGATTTTGATGGAGGTTCGGGAACGCCTGGAGAGTTTGACATTGAGACAGGAGCGCAGCTTACTCCAGAACTGTTTGAATTGTTCTCAAAGACAATCGAGAGCGTAAAAAACGAATCGTCTCACCTCCGCCGTATCGGCATCGAGCGTGAGATCGATGGTGATTTTTACGTCGGAACCGCGATATCAGCATCGCCTCGGTGCGTGATCACCCAGCTCATCAGTGCTCAGGCAGACATTAACCAGATAGCTTACGGAGCAGTCGGACACTCCGATGCTTCGAGAGTAATAATCACATAAAGGGAGGGTACAAATGGAATTTAATCCATCGGTAATCACAACGGCAGGACAAGCACTCATCACTGAGGCTATAGCCGGAAATCTAAACATTATCTTTACAAAGATCGAGACCGGAGACGGAACTCATGCAGTGGGAGAGGACCTGTCACAGCTTACACAGCTCACAAGCCCGAAGCAACAGTTCCCGCTCACATCGAAAGAGGTGCTGAATAGCAACACAGTGCATCTCAAGTACATAGTTTCAAACGTCAATCCGGACGAGACACCACTCACCACCGGATACTACGTTAAAGAGCTGGGACTTTATGCGAAGTCTGATCAGGCAGGCGCCACAGAAGTGCTCTATGCAGTAGCTACTGCGATAGACGGAAAAGCTGACTGGCTGCCGCCATATAACGAGCTTCAACCGTCCACAATCACCATGGACTGGTACACGGCAGTCGGCAATGCATCCACTGTAAGCATCCAGGGCGGAGCAAGTGCTTATGCATCAGCGGATGACCTCGGACAGGTTGACGACCTTGATACAACAAACAAAGGGAATCTGGTCGCAGCAGTAAATGAGGTAGTTGGTGACATCGGAGCACTGAACTCTCTGAATACAGACGTTAGAACCTCACTCGTGGCAGCTATCAATGAACTGTGCACAAAGTTTGCTGCTCAAAAATCTGCCATCTGGGATGCAGCGAACCACATATTCTCTCAGGGACGTGACCTCACAGTCCTCTTCGCTGATGAGATTGCGAACTACTCCGATGAGTGGGCATGGATTCAGGCAAGACTTAATAACCACAATGTATCAGGCCTCCGTGTAGGTGACTACATTCCTATCACTATAGCAGCATCCGGCAGCGTACCGGCAGAGACACATAAGGCAGAGATAGCCGGCATCAACACCTACTATAAGACTGGTGATAATCAGGTAGGCTATCACATCGACTGGATCACACGAGACTGCTACAGCCAGGTAGTCAAGTGGAATACTTCAAATGTCAACAATGGTAATTCCACCAATTCGAATCCGTTCCTTGTATCGAACCTTAAGTCATGGCTTGATAACACGCTTTATCCTCTGCTTCCGACAAAGGTTAAGAATGTTATCAAGGGCAAGAGACTTCTTGCACCGTATAGATACACAAACGGATCAACTCTTACTGATGATAATTCATGGGGCTGGGAGACCTTCAATAAGCTCTGGGTACCACTTGAGAGCGAGATCTTTGATCAGACAGTTTGGTGTACAAGAGGATATGGAAACGGACAGGCTGTGCAGTATCCGATTTTCGCGAACTCATACTGCCACAGAATTAAAGGCAACGGTCCAGATGGCAGTCGTTGCATCTGGTGGTCTGCGTCCGCGTACGGCGGCAGCTCGGCGAGTGTCGTGTATGTCGACAACAACGGGTACTCCAACGGCTACTACGCCTCCGGCGAGTGCCGCGTGCCCGTCTGCTTCCGTACAATGGAGGATGCAGCGTAAGCGCATCCGACCAATGCGCGTGAGCGCTTAATGCGGTGGCCTCCTGTGCCACCGCTAGACCTACAGGGAGAGATACATGAGCAATGTTTACAACAAAGATAAAAAGACAACAGGTTTTGACCCTGTAGATAACGCGGCAACACTCCAGGATGAAGTGACAAGGTACGTCATGAACGAAAAGCGTATCCCAAAGCGATGGAGAATGATAGTCGGTGTGCCACTGATCCAGGCGGCAGACAGAATATCGGATTACGCCATACTCGCGAATGAAACATGGTGCGATGAAAAGCATATCGAGATCCGGAAGGACTACTGGAGGATGACGATCACATGCTGTAAGCAGTTGGACCGGAAACTCCATAGAGCGCAGAATGTCATACCATCCGCGACACCTGACTCCATGAAAGACATAATCAGTCTCTTGAACAGAGAGGTGAATCTGGCAACACATCGCAGGGATAATGATAAAGTCATAGACAATAATAAAAAGAAAAAATAAGAACCATGGGATAATCGCTGTAAGTGCAGTCGTTGCAACTGGTGGTCTGCGTCCGCGAACGGCGGCAGCTCGGCGAATGTCGTGAATGTCAACAACAACGGGAACTCCAACAACAACAACGCCTCCAACGAGTACCGCGTGCCCGTCTGATCCCACACAATAGCGAGACCAAGTAAGCGAAAGCCGAAAGCAGTGCCAAGTGGGTGGAAGGAGCGATTGTCCCTCGCGAAAGCGTAAATAAGAGCCGGGACGAGAGCAGGTGGACGCTTAATGCATGGCAGGAGGGAGCGTGAAAGCCTCCTGTTTCATACCTGTATCCTAAGCAGCTATAGTAACGCGTCAAGCTGTGCCCGGTATATTTTTTGAGACATAATGAATGAGCGACTTGAAGGAAGATATCAACGAAGGAAAGCCGAAAGAGACCGGAAAAGAAGAGAAAAGCTGTCAGAATATGATGACTATGAGCGCGTCATATCTCTGAACGCGCTCAATGATGCAGCCGACGAAGCCATGAAGGGCGTAGCCTGGAAGGCAAGCGTCCAACGCTACAACATGACAAGGATGCTGAATATCTATCGGACGCATGAAAAACTGAAAGCCGGAAAAGATATCCGGAAAGGTTTCATATGTTTCGATTTGATAGAAAGAGGAAAGCTCCGGCATATCAAGAGCGTGCACTTTTCTGAAAGAGTAGTGCAGAAGTCCATCTGCAAGAATGCTCTTTATCCGATCCTCACAAACTCCCTGATCTATGACAACGGAGCAAGTCAGAAGGGCAAAGGTACGCACTTCGCCCTGAATCGGATGACAGTCCATCTCAGAAGGCATATCCACAGGCATGGACGTGAAGGTGGTATCCTTCTTATAGATTTCTCGGACTACTTTGGAAACGTAGACCACGAAGTTCTAAAAGATATCTATCAAAAGTCATTCCGGGACGAAAGACTTCGGGACCTCGGGATAAGTTTTATCGATGCTTTCGGAGACAAAGGACTGGGGTTAGGCTCTGAAACGAGTCAGATCAATGCTGTGACCTTAAGAAATGCACTTGACCACTATATAAAAGAAGTCTTGGGTATAAAAGGTTATGGAGCCTACATGGATGATAGTTATCTGATCCATGAGGATATCGAATATCTCAAAGAATGCCTTGTAAAGATAGAGGAGTTCTGCAAGAGATACGGAATAGTCCTGAACAAGAAGAAAACTAAGATATGTGACCTTAAGCATGGTTTCACGTACCTTAAGACAAGATTCTTCATCACAGAAACCGGTCACATCATAAAGAAGCCGTGCCGGATCGCAATCACTCGCGAACGCAAAAAGATAAAGAGGCAGGCAAAACTCTTACGTGAAGGAGTTCTCACATTCAAGGATGTCCGTACATCATATGCAAGCTGGCGCGGCTCAATGATTCACAGAGATGCATATAGGACAATCAAGAACATGGACGAACTATTCAACAGCTTGTTTATTGATAACTGGCTGAGCATTGGAGTTACCAGCTTCGAAGACTTTCAGACCCAACGCCATGAAGAAACAGAACGTAGATTGCTCGAAAACAGTCCATGGCGCGATTATATAATTCGAAATGAAAAACAGGAGGTAAGTAATGGCAGTAAAAACAGAAAAAGAAATTCAGGAAATGCAGGGCGAGATAAACGCATGCAAACTGCTCCTAAGAGACAGCGATTACCAGTCAGCAAAGCACGCTGACGGAGCCATGACCGATGAAGAGTATGCCGAAATGAGAACCAAAAGGCAGGCGTGGAGAGACAGGATAAATGAGCTTGAAACAGAGATCGCAAACGCTACTGTATCAGAAGAGGCATAAATGGAACATAAAGACAACT